TATTAAAGATTATAGTTATATATCTTATATTATATTATATATAATAGCCATAATGAGGGATAGAATAAAAAAAGATATATTTAAAATAGCATATATAAATAACAAAAGAGATGAAACAAATAATCAAATCCCTGTAAAAGTAGTTATTTTTTATGGAAAAACAAACCCATTAACAAAAAGAAATTGGGAAATAACCGAGGATGAGTTAAAGCAACGCTTTACTGCATTTATAAGTATGGAATCAGATAAACTTATCGAATTTTTAGAAAGTGAAGAGTTATCAAAAGAATTAGAAAAATTAGAAGATGTTGGTCCAGAAGAATTAGAAAATCAAGAAGAATTAATAAAAAATTTAATTCTTTTTCAAAAAATATTTAGTTATAATGAAATAGAAAATATTAAAAAATATAATATAGATATCATTTTTTCATTTGAATGTCTATATGGTGATGATACGATTGAAACAATAAAAAAAAAGATTATTTTAAATATCAAACTAGATAAACCATTTTCATTTGATGAGGTATATCTTTTTTCAAAACAGGGTATTATGTATACACCAACACAACTATACAATAGGTTATCTAACAATGATACAAAACTTGTTACTAAAAAGTCACTTATAGATTTTTTAACAAATTCACATAGAGACAACCTAAAACAAGAATGTGAACTTATTTTACATGCTGATATCGAAGAGCTGAAAGATACATACACGTATGATGATATTATAGAACTTTTCTACAAGTACAAAACATCAGACATTAAAAAAACATTAGAAAAAACGAGAGAAACGAGAGAAACGAGAGAAGAACAAGAAAATGAAGATGATGATGATGAAGATGAAGATGAAATACTTTTGCAAGAGTTACCAATCATTGAAGATATTCCAGTGGGGCAAAAATTTGTATATCATCGTGAAGAAATAGTTTACAATGTAAATCCTTTTAATGTAATCGAAATAGATCCATTTGTTAAAGAAGAAGGTAAAAATATAATTTCAACAACAAATAAACAAATCTTACTTGATTACGAACCAATAGTGTGTCAAACTATTTTTTTATGTTTAGCGGAAGATGTTTTAGAGTATACGGACATCAATGCTACAACTCTTACATCAAATGATATGATTCAAATATATTACCCATATTTGGCAGAAAAAGAAATATTCACCATAAGTGATTTGCAAACACACTCGCAAGAATTATTATCATCTACTGATGAGTTAATACAAGATAAAAACTACAAAGACATGGTTGATAATGTAAATCTTTTTTATGAAGCGTATTATCAAAAAACGACAGAAATGCCATATATGACGAATGGTATATATTCAATCGATTTTGAAATAAAACCGGATAATGTTTTCAATGTTCCAATTGATATGTTATTTAAAATCATACATGCAAATGATGAAAAGCCATTAATTAAATTAACCAAGGGAAGATTTGAAGAAAAAATGTATCGCCTATACGCAAATCGTATTGCCGAAAATGGAAAAAGAATCCCTTACTTAAAGATAAGTGTTATCAATAAAATAATAAAAGAAGCAACAACTGAACGGCGTTTAGCGGTTCTTATTCATTGTATTTACTCAATTCAAAATGAGGAAGGAGAAGTAATAAAAGACTATACTATTCCAATACGATGCGAATTTGATAAAAGAGGAAGTATATTTATTTCATTTCAGGTAGAACAACCTATTAACGACAGAGAAGCAGAAAATATAATCAAAGAAAGTGTTAATCCGGTTATTAATGAAGTTGCTATATTTCTTAGTCAAAATGGTTATACTATGAACTTATTTGAAGACCTATACCACAAAAATATAGTGATCCGTGAAATAAAATATAGGTCGGTTTTAAATTTACCTCCTAGTTTCAAGTTAAACATTGCAAAAAATATTGGTTGTATATCAAGTATTTTTAACATCATAAACTATGATGAGTCACGTCGTGTTATTATGAGATATAAACGCGTTTCAAATTATAACGACTTGCAGGGGCGTGAAGCATTTATCGTTGAATTATTTTTGAAGTCCAGTTACCAAGAAGATGTAATACGCGGGCTAATGGAAAATTTTAAAATATCATACGACCAAGCACTAAAAGATGTGACGGATTTACTAGACCGAATGCAACTTTCAGATTTGAATAAAAGAATGCGTATAAAATTAAATACACACCCAGGATTTCTCATGACAATTACACTTTTGCAAATAAGCACTTCAGGCAACTTAAAAATTGAAGTTGAGAATATTGACAACATATATTATTTGGACCATGTTGAAAAGATGATTGATTCTTTGTTACGTATATTGCAAAATAAAAAAAATGAACCTACGACAAATATTCCGTATGAAGAAGTTGAAAAGTTATGTCATGTAAGTGCTGGACCTGGTGCATTGAAAGGTAAAAAAGAAATAAAAGAAGTAAAAGAGTTTGTTGTTCATGGGGATAAATCTGTGCTTACTGATATAGCAGTATCAGGTGAAAATGATGCAGATGAAATAATATTTGACTTTGAGAATTTGCAACAAGCACAAGAAGAAAGTAATCCGATAGGTGAAGTTGATTTTCAAAGTTTACTACTTGGTAACTTATCAGATGAAAGCGAAGGCGAAGAAGAAAGTGAAGGTGAACAAAGTGAAGACCAAGAAAAACCTAAACCCAAGTCAGCAACACCTGAAGTAGAAGAACTAGAAGAAGTTGTAAAAGAAAAAACACCTTCGCCTGCATCTTCAGCAGCATCACCCGAATTCAATATTGAAAATATACAAGGGTTAAGTGGTTCTGAAAGTGAAGGTAGCCAGGGTAGCCAAGGTAGTAAAAAAAGTAGCGGTAGTAGTAGCAAATCAGGATTTGATATTGATATTATTGAAGGGTTATCAGGTGATGAAAGCGGAAGCGGAAGCGAACATAGCGGAGGTGCAAGTGATACTGAAAGTGAAGGCGAAGAAGACCTTCCTGAAATCGAAGAAATTAAACCAGTTGGTAGCAGTGACATTTCATCCCCAGAAGAAGCAGCATCCGTTGCCGCCGCTGTCGTGCCACCTAAGAAATTAAAAACATTAGGAAAACTCAGTATTGCAAGCAAAGCACCAAAGGTGTCGACTGCTGCTAAACCAAAACTTGGTAAACTAGGAATGGCATCACTTCGTGTTCCAGTATCAGAACCCGGACCAGGATTAGGAACAAGCTCAGGATCAGATTCAGATATTGAATCCGAGTCCAGTGCAAGAGCAATGACTTCGGAGCGCGGGCGTGTACAACAAGATATTACCGGTGCAAGTTTATCAAATCCTAATCCTTTCTTTAAACGCCTAGAAGCATATGACCCTATTTTGTTTAGTAAACGTCCTGGTGTAAAAGAGTATTCAAGGTCATGTCCATGGTCGGTAAAGCGTCAACCTGTGATTTTAACAGACGAAGAAAAAGAACACATTGACAAAAATCATCCAGGTTCATATAACAGAGCAATGAAATATGGGTCATCCAAGAGCAAAAACTTCTGGTATATATGTCCGCGATATTGGGATTTACGAAGAAATGTAAGTTTGACAAATGAAGAAGTAGAAAGATTAAAACAACGTGATGGAGATATTATTATTCCACCTGGCGCAAAAAGCGTTCCACCTGGAAAATACATATTTGAATTTAAAGACAAGTATCATATTGATCCTTCTACAGGTGACTACAAGAATTTATCGCCAGGATTTATTGACAGCAAAGAAAGCGCAGGTAGCGAATATTGTATTCCTTGTTGTTTTAGTTCAGAGAATTTTATAAAAGATAAACAAAATCTACAACGCCAAGCATGTGGTTGCCCAAGTATTACTGCACATAATGCCCAAAATCCAAACTCATTTAATTTTGAATGCGAAGGGAAAGAGAAAGCATTTATGGCAAATCCTGTTCAGCGTATGAGAGGCAAATTTGGTAGCTTAAAACCACTTCAAGTTTCACATCCCGAATTTAAAGAGGCAGAAGAGGAAGAAGATGAACAAAGAGCACAAGAAGAAGCTGAAGTAAAACTTGAAAAATCTTCTCTAGTCCTTCCCCAGCCTCTTAGTTCAATTAAAAAACTAACGTCTTTACAACGTAAAGAAGAACTCGAAAAAGCTACAAAACTAGGCAAAGATATTTCTGTTATCGAAGAAGAAGGAGAAGAAATAATACCATCTGTAACACCAAGACCAATTTCCGTTATTAGCGAAAGTGATACATCCGATATCGAAAGCACTGCAAGTCGCGAACGTGAAAAAATACTTGAAAAAGAATTTGTTGTTATGGGTCCTGAAAGAAATACAGAATTAAGCGATAACTCATATGGTTACTTGTTGCCACAACTTCAATTATTTTTTACACATAGTTTTAAAACTTGCACCATCAACGACAGAAGCACTATACTAAAACCAAATGCATCGTGTTTGATTCAAAAAGGTGTTCAACCTGGTGAAGTTAAAAATATAAAAACATATAGATCCGTTAACAGAAAAGGATATACGATTAAAAAAAAGGAATTTATATACTATAATAAAAGTCAAAGTTTTATTGGAGCAATTGCAGATATTTATAAAAAATACATTGAATTGCAAAGAGGATCGAGTGTAATGCCTGTGAAAAATATCTCAATCTCCAAAATGAAACAAATTATAGTCGACGCACTTGATATCGACTCTTTTATGACATACCAAAATGGTTCACTTATTGATACATTTAGTTTGAAAAAGTATCAAAATCCTGATGCTGATTTAGATAATGAAGGTGTGGGTATGGATGACTATGATGCAAAAAGTGATGCAGAGTCATTCATGAATGAATCAGGTATTATAGATGATATAACACCAAGGTCAAATGTATCTGAAACGTTTGAACAAGAACTAGAAGGCGGTGAAGGAAGTGATACGGAAGGAGAAGAAAGCGAAGACTTAGACTTGGCAAGTTTTTTTAATCCCGGAGCCGCAGCTGCAGCTTCAGTTGCAGAACCCACACAAGAAACAGAATCAGAGTCTAATTCAGATTCCGAATCACCAGAAATTCAAGACATTACAGGAATTGACTCTACTCCTATTACTAGTCCTGTTACTACTCCTATTACTACTCCTAAACTCACAATTACACCTAAACCAGCAGAACCAGCAGAACCAAAACAACCTTCAGCATCTCCCTCTCCATCTCCCTCTCCGCGTGCATCTGAAGCATCATCGATGAGAACAGAACTACAACCATTACAAGAAAAAAATTGTATCGTTGATGATACATTATTTAAATCTTTGATTAAAAGTTCAAAATTCAAGTATAAAGATTCTGCTATTTTTAAATCCATCAAAGATAAAAGCTATAGTGTAGATGATCCTCAGTATGTATTCTTTAAAAAACTTGTATGCTCATATGAGAATTTTATTCGTTATATAAAAAGCAAGAAAGCATATATTGATTATGAATTTTTATGGGACATTGTTAGTCGCCCTAATCCAAAATTATTTGCCAACGGATTAAATCTTGTTATTTTACAAATATCAAATCGCGATATTACAAACAACATTGAGGTATTATGTCCAACAAATCACTACACAAAAGACTGGTTTGATGATAATAAGAAAACGGCAATTTTAGTAAAGCGTGAGGTTAAAAATAATATATTTTTTGAACCTATATACGAAATTCTTAATGTAAAACCTCGTATATTTAATAACTTATTTACCATGAAACCGGTTGTTGGTGAAACAAGGTTATCACAAATTCCTGCAACGATTCGAAAGATTCTTACAAAAATTAAAAATGCATATGATAGTCAATGCAGGCCATATAATAGTATTCCACGCGAAGGAACACCCAATGTATCTAAAAAATTTACAAAATTATATGAATTCGATAGAAATCTTACATTGGAACAAGTAAAACCTCGTCTTGTGCGTGGAAGTTTCAATATTTTAAATCAAATTCTAAACTTTGATGGAAAAGTTATTGGACTATTTATTGAAGACAAAGAACAGCAACAAATGTCGGGAACTATTATGTGTGAACCATCTGCAGTTGACCCATCTATCGAACAAATCAACTATATTGATGATGAATCACTATGGAAAACATATGATGAAACAATTATCTTTTTGAACCATGTATATGATAAAATAAAAATTCCATGCAGACCACGTTTCAAAGTAATTGACGATGGAAAAATTGCAGGTGTTATAACTGAAACAGATCAGTTTATATCTATCAAAATAACTAATGAAGAAAGCGCGCAAAGTGAAGGTATATTTGATATTCCTGTATTAAATGCAAGTGATTATAATATTGCTGACTCGGAAATTAATACACACTTAAAAGTCGATCCACAACGCGAGAGGTATGTCAAGTATATTTATTTAGAAAATAATTTTTATAATGTGTTTCGAAATATAGTAAGAATACTTATTAACAAATATGAAAATAATAAAATCAAAGATAACTTACTAGCTATCATCAAACAAAATGATTCTGAAATGCCATATCCTATGAAACTTGCAAATATACAAGGAGAAATTAAAAACCTTATTTCAAAATATGTAACATTTGATAGTATGCATTATACCGATGCAGTTTTAGAAAGTATTGGCGAAGTCACTACTAGTTGTTTAACAAGTCTAAATAAAAATCCTAATAAATGCAGTGAAACAAAATACTGCGTAAAAGAAACAGATGATGAAGGTCGTTGCAAAATGGTGATTCCAAAACAAAACCTTTTAAATCCAATGCATAATAACGAAGTTATGTATATTGCGCGACTCGCAGACGAACTTATTCGATATAATCGTATTCGCGTTTTTATGTTTGATAGAAAAATATTCCCATTTATGAATGTCGGATACAATCTTAGACAAGATGAAATTATATTATCACAAACCATGCTTATTAGTGGTTATTTTAATAACTTGAAACCTATGATTGAAAATAAATATGCAAACTTTAACACACACGACACCGCTGATCCTATCCTAACAGAACTATATGAAAGTATATATGATAGTCACCAAGAACAACGACAAGTATGTGCAACAGAGGTAAAACAACTTACAACCGAGTATAAAAAATATTTTAATCCACCTTTACAAAGTATAAAGATGATGAGATTTTCACCATCTGCTCCTGTATGCACTTTTGAAATATTGCTTTTTATTTTAAGACTTGAAGCAAAACGAACCGGTAATAAAAAATTAGAAAATATAACGATAAATAGGATTAAACTTATTATTCTGCAGTTTTATATTGAGTGTATTGAAAACTCAAACAATGAAGTAAATACGAAAAATAATATTGCAGATATTTTTAAGTACTATGGTATGAAAGAGATAGGCGAAGAATATAAAGATAAAATTAAAACAGGTGAAGATGAAGACTTTATTGAGACAATTCCATTTTTAGAATCATATTGGTTGACGCGTTTAGATATTTGGATAGTTGCAAACTATTATAAACTACCTATTATTTTGTTATACTACCCTAATATGACGTTAATTGAAACACAACAATCATTTAGCACATTGTCAACATATTTTTATGATACATCGGAAGTTGTAGAGTTACTAGAAGCCGATGCCGAACATCACCGCGATTCGAGTTCTGAAGAAGACATCCCTGTTATGGGCATGGCAGCGTCAGCACTTGCAGCGCCAAAAAGATATAAACAAGAGTATTATTTCATTGTTGTCCCAAGAATTAAAAATGAAGGTGTCGAGGTTCCAACATATAGTATCATAAGCAAAGATGATACATATTTATTACCTTTATCTGTAATACGCCCACAAGTCCAAGATAGAATATTAGAAGAAATGTCAAAACATTATATATCATCGGTTGATATATCAAGTAGAACAAGTATTAATATGGATGACCTTGACAATGTATTTGAACGAGAGTTAAAAAAAAACGAACTTACAGAAAATAAAGAATACATAGTATCTTTTGTTAAGAATTTTAACTTGTATGCATTACTGAAGGAAAGAGAACGCGCCATGTCTGTTTTTTCTACAGAGTCACAAACACCACCGCTAGAGTTTGATGTAGATCTAGGCAAAAATTTTGAACAACCTTCCCTAGAAGAGAAACTACCTTCACAGAAAAAACTACCCACTGGAAAGTCTAAGAAACATGTTATGCCTCTTTCGTCGCTAAGGATGGAAAAAGAAGTTGCGGTAAAGGCATCCACACCAGGAGCCGCATCTGGAGCCGCACCTGAAACTAAAAAATCTAAATCCACCACCAAAGCCAAAATTGCACCTCTACATATTATTAAAGAACCAGTAGAACTAGGAACAGGAACAGCATTAGAACATGGATTAGCCGCGTTAGCACCTCCACCTTCCGCTAAACCCCCTAAAAAACAAAGACAAAAAGGTATTTCAGTTTCTAAGCTTAAACTAAAACCAGTTGAAGAATATACTTCTCCACAAGCCGCACCTACGCCCGCGCCCGCGTCGACACTTACACCCTTGCTATTGCCAACTTTTCAAGCAAAAAGTAGTTCTAAAAAATTACAGCCCATATCTGTTGCTTCAAGTGGGGTAAGAGCGGCTGTATCAGCGGCAGCAGAATCAGATCAACCCGAACAAAAACAGGAAGGAGAAGAAGAATAAGATACATATAGAAGTCATTAAAATAAAAATATAATTATAATTTTATAATTGATTATAATTATACAAACCCGTATCTAGACACGAATCCATACATATATTTAAAATCCCGCATCATAGCTCATCATTACATTACCAAGGTTCTCCTTCTTAATATTGGTGATTGTTGAATTCATTGACAGATTGTGAATCGAACATGCATCATCCGGATTCTCCATTTCGAATGCGGATTCAATCTCATCGTTAGCATCAATTACATTGTATTTCATCTCACCAGTAAATTTCATCATCTTATTCATATCAAGCAACACCTGAAAACTGCTTGTTCCAAAGTATCCTTCTTGACCACACATGACATTCGCAGACACACCACGCATCTCATCCAGTTCTGCGTGTCTCGCCGCCTTCAAAAACATCTCTGGCGTTTCTTCAAACGACGCCTTCGCAATCGGTCCAATGTCGTCGTTATTGATTCCATGTCGAAATATCGATACCATATTTGCACTTGCAGTCATTCTATCCGCCAACATAATCAAGTGATGGTAGTTAATATATGTATTATCAAACTCCAAAACTTCAGAAAGCTCCGTAAATATAGCTACACGCGCGGCTTCAATTCCCAACACATTATAAATCTCTTGAATGTCATTACTAATGGTTCTTGTTACATCGATATAGTCAAGTGACAAAGCAGCAAGCAAATTTGTTCCGGTAGTATCAAGCACCCATGTCTCCTTCTTTGTATATGCACCATCCACTTTTACAACCGAATCTGTAATCTTTCGAAGTAACACATTTGATAAACCTTTGACACCGCGTAATACAATATTGTTCAACATATTATCCTGGAAGTTCTTCAGGATATAAATCTGATCGGATTGGTCAAGTGAAAGCGGGTTATTGTTTTTCTTCTTCGAATTTGTAATAATATTATTTAGTCGAATGCGGAAAATCAAATTGTCCGCATTGTAATCCGCATACATACAAGTTACTTCATTGCCATACATATTCTTAAGCGCAAAGTGCACATCATCCATAGTAATTTTCCTGTCAAGCATTTCTTCCTTATTCATTGTCATGCGAATAATCCACTTTGATTTTTCATTTGGTGCTTGTTGTTGTTGATGTTGCGACTCTGTAGCAGAAGCTCCTGCACTTCCACCTGCACCTGCACCTACCCCTGACTTGTTCAACGACATCGCAGTCGTTCCCGATATGAGTTCTTCAATGAGTTCTTCACCTTCTTTGTTGCTCTCACCACCAAGTGGTGCAATCGTTGTCATGCATTCATCTACCATTTTTTCAAACTCAAAATACTGCGTCATCACTTCTTTGTCTTGTTCGATCAGCGTGTTCATGTCATCAGGGTCAAAGCAAATCTCAACCATTTCAACGATTTCACCCAAAATAGTGATTTCAATACTGGGAATTTTATCGCGCACCATATCTTTGTCTGTTTCTTCGTCCTTCTTCATATAAATCGTCAGTGACGGATTCTTCGTATTTTCAGACAATGACAGAATTTCCTCAATACGTGGCACACCACGAGTAACATTTGACTTGGATGCAACACCAGCACTATGAAATGTATTCAGAGTCAACTGCGTAGTAGGTTCTCCAATACTTTGCGCTGCAATCATACCAACCATCTCACCTGGTGCAACGATTGCACGTTTATACATCAACACTATCGTATCCAATAATATAGTAAGTGCTTTCTTGTTAAAACGTTTCACAACAAGCAACTCTTTCGGTGACAAATAATAGTAATACATCGCCTTGAACAACTCCGTCGGTGGTGCATAGCGAAGGCTTTCCAGTTCTTTATACTTGTCTTCAATCATATCATACACGTCAATCGGTGTAATATCCACCATAGAATTCTTTGTAATATTTTGCATTCCTTGCACGTTATTGATGATATGCGTGAAGCAAACAGGCATGTGCACACCCTTATTGTCACGCATTTTGAATACATTTTTCACAATATCATCGCGATATTTAATCATCATGTCCGTATAATACTTCGTCTTCGTCTCCAAATCTTTCACGTGTTTCTTCATACGTGTAACTGCCGTCTTTGTAAATACCGACATAAGCACGCCATCTTTGTCTTCTTGTGTCGAAACATAGTAGTGCGCATATATTTCTTCAAGCGACATCGCAACTATCGGAATCACTTGATTTTCAACTTTTATGGTGTCAATACCATCATCACCATATGAGAACTGAACAATTCTTTCCTTATTGTTTCTGACAGACATGTCATACCCGATTTTCAAATCTTCCAAACCTTTGATTAAACGGCGCTGGATATATCCTGTGGTGGATGTGTCTCGCACTTGTAAACCATTTGCCAATCCAAAGTTGAATGTTCCGGGAATAGTCAAGTCATACATTTTAGGATAGAGTGCAGGATCTACCTTTTCAATTGAAATAATTTTATCAAGAATTGCGTCATTTTTATAAATAGTATTATCAAGTTTATCAGACCACGCAATATTTTTCATCTTATTATTCTTTATTTTATGTAGTAACACAATTTTTTCCGAAAATATTTTTCCATTATTAGAACGAATTGACAGCCTATAGGATGGTTTTATATTTAATGTTCCAATGTTATTTTTTTTGTTTTGTGTTTTAAATATTCTAGCATAAACGCCAATACGCGAACATAAGAATGCAATATCCTCCGTAAGTCTCTTTGATGCAGATGATGACTCAATGGAATTTTTAGATATATACCCGTCCCCAGAGATATAACCACTCAAAATACCTTTTGCAAATTCAATGTTTGAAATGTATCCTTCATCTGGTATATGTTTATTTTCTGAACCATGACCAACCATTTTTGTAATAAAGCTTGCCATAACCGATGAGTTACCGCATATAGTTCTTGTCAAACCTCCGATTTTATTAGTTCTTGTATTTTCCAAGAACTTTATATTAAATTTAGAAAACCAACCCTTAACAAATTCAATAATCTCATCATCCAAATTACTAATATATATGCTATTGTCATTGATATTTCCTTCTGATATAAATAATCCAATAAATACACCATTTTCATAATTTAACTCAAATGTATCTTTAACATGCGAATGTTGTCTTGTTCCATGGAATGGATAAACACAATCTTTTTTAATTTCTGTAATGTTTGAACGTGAAATAGCTCGTTGTAATTTAGCTTTGCTGTTAAAGGGCAGGGTAAATGTATTATTATTGTTTTCATTCCACCAGTTTGTCTGAATTTTTTTCTTATCTTCCATTGCAACTTCCATCAGTGATACCGCTGTATGAACCTCGCTTCCATAAACATATTCTGTCTTTGATAAATACTTCTCTAACTTAATTTCATTTAACTGAGTGTCACTATCATTATATTGTTTCGCCACAGGAACATAGTCGCCAATTTTAACATCGCCTGTATATTCTTCTCTAAACTGACCAAGTTCCTTATTCCATATAAGAAGCGACTTGTTTTCTGTTACAATAACACTTCTTCCACCATGTGTTTTAATCTTATATAATACATCTCCAGGGTCGTGTCGTGTTACTGCGCTAATAGTTTCCCATGAAATATTTCCATCATAGTCCATCGTTATTATCTTTGCAGAATTAGATAACTCAAGATATTCCATATTTTTTTCTTCTTTATACTGAATTCTTTCGCGATTTTCCATTTTAGTATCAATCCATTCACCAATTTTCACATATTTTGGAGTATCATTTTCAATTACAACGATAGGCGTCTCCCATGTTACCGACTTAACGGCTGTATCAATAAGACCAATACGACCAGCCATAGCATGAAAGAACAACTCCTCCGGTCGCAGACCACTAATAAATGAGCTCTCGACAAACCCACGTGCATCTGGTGAGTCATCGTATTTTGTAAAATGTGGCAATGTCCTGCTATCAAAACCATATGGAATACGTTTGCCATCGATCGCCTGTTGTCCCAAACATGATGTCATCTGTGAAATGTTAATTTCAGAACCTTTAGAACCAGCAGTAACCATCGTAACGAAACGATTATCTTTGCTCAAAGATTCAAGACCAATTTTACCAGCATCGTTAATTGCCTTGTTTAGAATATTTGACACCTGATTCTCAAATTCGACGTCGTTCGTCTTACCTGTCTTGTTATCAAACACACCAATATGCAACTGGTCAATCAAACTCTTCACATCCGTTTTCTTCGATGTAATAACTTGTGCAATTTTGTTGTTTGTCTCGGCATTTGCAATCAAATCGCTGATTCCAACGCTATATGCGCTCACTTTCATATACTCTGTAATAATATTCTGCAAATCGTCAATAAATTTTGCAGATGTCATGTTGTTGAAGTCATTGCATGTTCGATGAATCAATCCGTTTGTGCCTGAACCAAGCACCGCCTTGTCCAATTGTCCGCGAGTATATTTTCCATCACGAATTTCAAGCACATTGTTTGACGTATTGTAGTCGTCTCCGTCTTTAAACTGCTTCGTTTTGTATTTCAATGTAATCGGTGGCATGATTTGCGAAAGAATTTCAAAGTTGGAAATCACACCATCTGCAGTATTGGTAAACAGATTTTCATTGATGGTTTGTAACGCCATTAGCAAATTCATCGCAGCGCGATTGTCAAATTTCACCCCGACGCGCGTAAACTGATACGACCCAAGTAGTGAATCCTGAAAGATACCAATAATCGACTGATTGTTTGCAGGACTAATAATCTGAAAAGGAACTGCTGCCAAATTCTTCAATTCTGCCTCGGATTCCTCATCTTGTGGCATGTGTAAATTCATTTCATCTCCCGATGAATCCCCCATGTTTCCAAGGGGGGCGGACTGTATCTTAAGCAAGTTCAGGATGGCTAATCCGTCATAACTCACCAACACCCGTTCAGTCTCTGAATGCCTCCCATAGTCTACCAAACGACTTTAGAGAGTAACACTGCGGATTGCCCAATTCTTTGACATTATTACCATTGGGTTCGGCTATTAACCGAGTTCCCCCATTGTGTTTCCACTATGGGGTGGTAGTCAAAGACTCTAAGGGGTTTCCCGCATCAAGGTGTTTTGCCAAATGATTCTTTAATTTTATAATAAATTCTTTTGCACTTTGTTTGCTTTCTTCTAAAGGAATATGAACACCACCAAAATTTGCTTTACATTTTTCAATGTAGACATACCAACCATATTGCTGACTATTTCTGCTTAAAGGTTTAATATATTTTTCAATATCGTCGTCGATATTTTTGATATATTTAAACCTTTCTGCTTTTTTATCTTTGAAATAATTAATAACACCAATGGACAATCTTTTCTTACTTTCGTCACTATGAGTAAATACACTACCACCAAATTTAAGATTATATCCACTTGGATACAAACTATTTAATTCTTTGATGTAGTGTATTTCTCTTTCATCAGATTTTTCTGTTTCACAACATTCAATTAACTCAACCACAAAATCAAATACACCATATTTTCGTATGGCATTATTTAAATAATGTGATTGATTTTTCTTAGTTGAGAAAGCTTCTGAAATGTGACATCTAAATCTTCCTTCATGTCCATATGGTCTGTATCTTTTATGGTTTAATATATGAGAAACTGCTTGTCCCACATATATCTTACCATTTGACATATTAGTAATTTTATAAATTTCGCAATATCGTTCGGTTGGGTTGTCTAAAATTTCTTTTGATAGTTTTTGGAATTTTGATGGTTTCATTTATATTCCTAAATATTTTATATTTAAGCAATTTGTGTTTGAATCATTTGACTAGGAGGTATCACGCTTTTAACGCCTCCTGTTTTCGACAGAGATTTTATCGAAATCCGCATTATAAGGTTTGGTATCACCGACATTCATTCGAAACGTGTCACCCTGATACATAATCCTGGCAATATGACACATCATACTCATCCTGTGTAGTGTAGGCTGACGATTGAACAACACACCATCACCATCCATGATGTGACGATGAACAATGTCGCCATTCTCAATCCGGATATTCTCGCGGTCGGCATAACGCAGTGAAATATTCTCGCCATTCCGCTTTTCCAATATTTTAGCACCAGGGTATTCATCCGGTCCATTGCGCACCAGTTTCAGCAGGAAGTTCTTGTTCATATCATTTACCGAAATCGGTTTCGTAATATTCTTCGCAATCTTCAGAGGAATACCGAGTTCACGAATCGACAAGTTGGGATCAGGTGTAATAACGGAACGCGCAGAAAAGTCAACACGTTTTCCCATCAAATTGCCTCTGACACGCCCACCTTTTCCATTCAGCCTGTCCATAATCGACTTGAGCGGACGCCCAGAACGTTGCGCGACTTGTCCGACACCAGGAATATTGTTATTGATTTGCGTCGCAATATAATACTGCAGAACATCATGCCATCCGTCGATAACTTTTTGCGCGGCTTTTTCGTTTATTTTTTCCTGCAATGTTTTATTGTGCTTAATAATATTCACCAGAATGTGACTGATATCGTCTTCACTTCTTTGTTGACCATCCATTTTAATCGAGGGGCGAACTGCAGGTGGCGGAACCGCCAACACTTGACAAATCATCCAATCCGGGCGCGAGAACTGAGGACTAAATCCCATGAATGACACATCTTCGTCGGAAATACGTCGGAATATTTTAAGAACGACCTCGGGTGTCAAATGCATCGTGATATTTTTCTTAGCACCGGCGCCTCCATCTGCACCAGCTTCTTCCGTCTCATTGCTTTCCCATTCCGCAATAATCGTTGCAATATCTTGCTTTTTAATTCTTTTTGGCTGCAAACAACCGCATCCATCGTGTGTGTCGTCACCACATCGTTTAATCTTACCGCAATATTGAAAGACACTATTCCATCTTTGTTCGGATTTCATATCCATAAATCGACGATTGGACTCCTTATCAATGAGAAGTTTGCTACACTTGATGCAAACACAACTTAATATTTTTCGAATCGTAGTCAAATATTGAATATAGAATACAGGTCGCGCTAACTCGATGTGACCAAAGTATCCGGGCGTCTGCATATAGTCTAAACCATCGGTTGGACAAATAAGACCAGGTTCAAGAACACCCATGCGTGCATCGAATGGTCCACCGACCACAGGTCTATTATTGTCATATGTATTTCTGTCGGTAATGTGAGCAACCGAGGACTTTCTTATCTCATCGGGCGACATGATACTAAACTGAATTCCAATGATTGGTGAAACATTTTGAACTGCTACTTTTGATTGACCCTTTTGTGAGAACATTTCTTTCCTTCTTATATTAATAGAATAATATTTAGATTGTTTATCAATTTTCTTAATTACAAAATATAATAAATAAATGATTAA